GATAGGTCCCCCAATATGCAAATTCTTCGTCAGCATGTGTGCCCAACATTTTGTCAACTTGCTTGTACAGTTCACTTACAGTACTATTATTTTTCACATGCCAATCAAAGTTGATCTTTGCCCATTTCCATTCAGATGGATGTGCATGTTTAGGGGTTATGTTTTCTTCAACATAGTCTGTAAACCAATCTGGATCGTCACCACGTGACACTTTCCACATTTCTCCACCTAGTTCTTTAATAATTTTATCTTCATGCGGAAATCTTACATCTGGAATCACATAATCAATGTGTGGATTTTGAAGTATTGTTTTCTTTAACAGTATGGTCCATGTGTGTACATGAAAGCCATCCCGCACTTCTGTGCCAAACTTCTGCAACACATATCTTGGAGTAATTTCTTCACCAAGTTCTTTAGTCCAGAAAGCATCAGGAATTTCACGCCACTTCCTACTTTCGTCTGTGTCACCTTCTAAAAGCTCACGTGGCCATTCAAATATAGCCGCTACACCGTCTTTAAGTTTGTCTGCAAATTTAATACGTCTAAAACTGTGGGAATCAATTAAGTGATTTGCTACTGTATCTTTGCCTGATCCTATTAGTCCTGCGATGCCTATTATCTTTCGCATCCGCCTCCAATAGCACCACTGCATTCAAGTCCATGATAGAAAAACATTCTTGGAATATCATGATAATGAGCCAAATAGACTACAATTAAAGACAACACAATGGCCAGCAAAAGGCCCATAGTGTGATTAATCATGTTCACCACCTGGATCATTTGGTGGTAGTTTGACTTTGTATGGTTTACCATCTTTATCGCGATATATCACATATTCACGTTGCCTATCTGCTGAATGGTAACCGCTTGAAAAATTATAAGTTCTTTCAGTAATTTTGAATGTAGCCACTGTAACTACTATGGCCATAATAATAATCAAATGTGAAACAAATGTTACGCCTAGCAGTAACCAACTGCCAAAATATAGACTAAATGCCACACACCACATCCATGCTAGAAGTTGTAATACCAAATGTCTAACCTGTAGATCTGGTATTTTCCTAAGTGGATTCCAATGTGCATCCATCACACCGTTCCAACTGTCTAAAATAAATTGTCTCATGCTGTTAATATAGTATGTTTGTGCTTATCTGTCAACTATCCAATCACAAAAGACATTGGTGTTTGCCCAACTTCATAATTGCTTATAGATTGTTCTAGTTTTTCCAAATCTGCTACACCCTCTGCTTTGAGTTGATCACCGTTTAGAGCTGTACCGCCCTGCGGACCAGCAATAGTGGCAAATTTTGATCTGGCTTCCCCAAGCATGATTTTGCATGATGCTAGAGTGTAATCACGCAACCATGGTTTTGCATATCTGTCTTGCAGTAAAATACCATCTGGTTTATTATTGTACAGCCACAGCAACACAGTTTCTTTTGCTCGTTGTCTTCTTACAATTTCTAATTTTCTTGTGACAGTGTCATAATAAAAATTGATGTATCCACCAAACATTCTTCCCACTAATTCTTGATAGCCTGAAAATAATTCATATGTTGCTAGGCCACCAATCCTTCCAGATTGTAGCAGATAAACATTCGTGTATGCTAACTCAAAAGGATCAAAGAATGTACCACCTTCTGTTGCATTTGCACCACCTACTGTACGTCTAAATATTTGCCTTACATTGGTTACTTCTTCAGGCATAGTATACACATTGGTGTCTTCTTGTAGTTCTAAAAATCCGTATGACTCTTCAACAGAACTTTCAGACAGTTGTTTATATTTGTCTATTGCTCTTTCGAGTGCTGTTTCATAGTGTTTAGGGTCTAATTCAACTTCAATCATGCCATCACCTAGCATGGTTCTCACATGATCAAACACAGATTGTTTTAGAGCCAATGTATTTTCTGGTGTTAGTACTTGGTCAACCATTACTCTATATTTATGTGTGTATCATTGCAATAAATATGTGTGATGCCTAGACTATCCATATACAGACCTGAAAAAGGTAAAGATTACAAGTTCTTTGATCGCAACATCAAAGAGTTGTTTCAAGTGGGCGGCACAGACATATACATTCACAAATATATGGGGCCACATGATCAAGGTGAAACTAATGATGCAACACAGCCAAAAAGAGCGGTAATTGATCAAATGAGCATACAAGATCTGCTTTTACTTGAAAACAGAGACAGAAAATATGAATCAGATGTGTATTATGCACGTGGCATATACAATGTAGCAGATGTAGATTTTGATCTCACACAGTTTGGATTGTTTATGCAGAATGATCAACCCTTTATCACATTTCATCAAAGAGATATTATTGAAAGATTGGGCAGAAGATTAATGAGTGGCGATGTACTAGAACTGCCACATAGAAAAGATGATTTTAGCTTAGATGACACAATGGATGAAACACTTAAACGTTTCTATCAGGTTGAAGATGTTAATGTAACAGCAGAAGGATTTTCACAAACATGGTGGCCACATTTAATTAGAGCAAGATGCAAACCGCTTAAAGATTCTCCAGAATTTAGAGACATTATTGGCACACGAAATGATGAAGAATCAATTGCATACAAACAAGGTACAGGAAGAAGAGATCAAGAAATTAATGATGCCATTATTGCACAAGCAGAAGCAGACGCTCCTGAGTCAGGATATAACACGCAACCACTTTACATACTGCCGGTTGATGATAACGGCAAGGTTGCTATTGTCACAGCAGATGAAAAAGACATTGATGCTGATAGCAACACAATGAAAGCAGACAGAGTACAAGACTCACCAAGGGGAGATGGTTACTTGCAAGGATATCTTACAGCAGATGGCATAGCACCTAACGGAGAATCATATGATTTTGGTACATCATTTCCAGTAAGTCCTACAAAAGGATCATATCATTTAAGAACAGATTATCTTCCTAACAGGTTGTTCAGATATGATGGCAGAAGATGGGTGCATCAAGAAGATGATGTAAAAATGACAATGACAAATACTGATCAAAGATCAACTTCAAAATTAAGTTTTGTAAACAATGACACTGTAACTACAAACCAAGACGGCACTACACAAAATGAAAAGAGTGCATTGAGTCGTGCATTGATAGATAAAGAACGTAAAACGCCTGCACAAGACAAGGAAACAGATAGTTAATGGCAAACATTTCACATTTTTATGATGGACAATTAAGAAGATTCATCATTCAATTTACAAGAATGTTGTCTAATTTTCAATATGAAACAGGCAAAGATGCAGATGGCAACAACGCACTGATCAAAGTACCTGTGCGTTATGGCGATATCAATAGACAAGTTGCAAATATTCTAAGGCAAGGATCTGAAAATGCTTTGGTTAGTGTGCCACAAATGGCTGTGTACATTAATTCACTGTCTTATGATCGTCCACGTATGCAAGAGCCAACACACATAGACAAAATACATGTTAGAGAAAGATCATATGATTCAGAAACTAAAACATATTCAGGCACACAAGGCAATCAACATACAATAGAACGTATCATGCCGGTGCCTTTTGAACTTACAATGAATGCAGATTTGTTTACAAATAACACAGATCAAAAATTACAAATACTGGAACAAATCTTAGTGTTGTTCAACCCTGCTTTAGAATTACAAACTACAGATAATTGGGTTGATTGGACATCATTAAGTTATGCAGAAATTACTGATCTTACATTCAGTTCTAGAACTATTCCTAGTGGCACAGATGATGAAATTGATGTTGCGTCAATGCAGTTTACTTTACCAATATGGTTGACTCCACCAGCAAAAATTAAAAAACTTGGTGTCATTGAAAAGATTGTTGCATCATTATATGACGAAGACGCATCAAAAATTGATGTTACAGGTATCATTGGATCAGATTTATTAAGTAGACAAGAAATAACTTTTGGCAACTATGGTCTTTATGTTGAAGGTAACAAAGTCAGATTGTTGCAAAGCAGAGACACACTCAATGAAAAGACAGGGGATGCGGCTCATGTAAGCCCAACCAGAGAAGATGCAAAAACGGATGCACAATTAGTCTATGGAAGAGAGATTCCATGGGCAAAAGTTTTGGCGGCTTTTGGAAGAATTACCAACGGACTATCTAAAATAAAATTAGAAACTGCTGTAACGACAGCCAATAATGAAGACACTATAACATATATTACAGGTACCATTGCTGAACATCCAACTGAAGCACATCAACTATTGTTTACTGTTGATACAGACTCTATACCTACAGATTCAGTACCTCAGTTTACAAAAATAATTGATCCTACAGTTACAGCTCCAACTGGCTCAGAAGTAGATGGTGAAAGATATCTTATTACACAACCAATAGGTACAAGTTTACATGATGTCAACATCACTGGTATTACACATGATGGATCGACAACTGCTACAGTGACATGTTCTTTGCCACATGGATTATCAGTTGGAGACACTGTGCGTATCACAGGAGCGGCACCAAGTTACTACAACGGAACTATTGGTGTCAAAGCAGTACCTAGCACCACACAATTCACATACAATACTGTGTCAGCAACCAATGCCGCGGCAAGTTCAACGGCACAAACAGCTGACCTTACAGCATTTACGGCCGCTGGTGGAGTTTTAATAACACCATCACCACTAACGTCACCTGCTGTGGGCAAGCCAGTTGGTGTAACTAACAGAGGACCAAGTGCTTGGGGCAATCTTGTTGCGTCTGAATCAGATATTATCCAATACAATTCAACTACAGGTAAATTTAATGTTGATTTTGATTCATCTAATGTCACCAATGTGCAGTATGCAACTAACAATACCACAGGTGTACAATTCAAATGGACTGGCACACAATGGCAGAAGTCATGGGAAGGTGAATATAAACCTGGCGACTGGGTACTTGACCTTTAACCAAATATAGTATAAAATAACATATGGATATTGTTTGCAGTGGTGCATTGTTTTATGCCAAATCAACCAAACGTTTTATGTTGCTTCAAAGAGCAAACAAGAAACATCATGGTCAATGGGGCATAGTCGGTGGCAAGGCAGAAGGCAAAGAATTGCCTGTTGAAGCACTCAAACGTGAAATTCAAGAAGAAGTTGGCAACACACCAACCATAAAAAAATTTATTCCTTTAGAAATGTTTCAAAGCACTGATCAAAAGTTTTTCTTCAACACCTATGTATGTGTTGTTGACACAGAATTCACACCACAACTTAACGGTGAACACATTGGCTACTGTTGGGTGCAAATGAATGCTTGGCCAAAACCCATGCATCAAGGGTTGCAAAAAACTGTCAATAGCAAAACAATTAAATCAAAACTTCAAACTATTCTTGATATTATAAGTTGACGCCTGGTGAATATTTCATTGTCTTTGATGCAAATTCTTTTTTAAGCATTCCTATATAAACTCTATATACCATACCGTTCTCGCCAACAGTATTGCCACTCCAAACCTGTCCATCATATCCTTCAATGCCATATAAATTTGATACTGTGTAAATTTTATCAACCAGTCTGACAATAAAATTATTTTGATTGTACACACAATTCTTGTTTTTCATTGCCTGCAAAAACATTGCATCTGCTTGTTCTATATTTTCTGGCGTTGGATCTGAATATAACATGGCAGA